AGTAAAAGTATCTTTAAAAAGTCTGCAGCAGAAAGAGAAGAAATTCAAAAATCTACTCAACAATCTATAAAGACAGATAAAAATTATGGAAAAGATCCTTCAAAAGTAAATAGTAGTAAAGCAAAACCTATTGTAGCTACAAAATCTAAAGCTAAAAATACAACACAAGCACAAAAAGATCGTGAAGGTGATGGGTCGTTTGGTGCATTAAATAAAGGCGGCTTAATGCAAAAGAAAAAGAAATAACTATACTACTCCAATAAAAACAATAAGGCTACTCAGCTAAGGCTGACCCCAACATAAAGGAATAACTATGCCTGAACTACAAACAATGGAAACCCCTAAGAATGCAGGGTTTGTAAACTCTAATCACAATAATCGTAATCGCAAACGTATTGAAGAGGATGAAAAAGAACTTGAAAAATTACAAGGCAGCGAAGAAGTTGCCGAAGAAAAAACGTCTGACACAGAAGATAAAGAAGAGACGTTATCAAGGGAAGAAAAATCTTTTAAGAAACGATATGGTGATCTTAGACGCCACATGAGTGAGAAAGAAACTGAGTGGAAAGAAAAACTTGATTTAGTAGAAGGACGTATAAATAGCTCTTCTATTAGTTTACCTAAGTCAGATCAAGACATTGCTGATTGGGCTAAACAATATCCTGACGTTGCTGGTATAGTAGAAACTATTGCTAATAAAAAAGCAGAACAAATGTTTGATAAAGCAGATGCACGATTAAAGAAAATTGATGAAGCTAACTATGAAAACAAACGCATAGAGTCAGAATTAGAAATTAAAAAAAGTCACTCTGACTTTGACGACTTAAAAACTTCTGATGAATTTCATGATTGGGCAGATGAGCAACCTAAGTGGGTTCAAGATGCTTTATATGAAAACGCTGATGATCCAGCTTCAGTAGTCCGTGTCATTGATCTTTACAAATCTGATAAAGGTATGACCCCTTCTGCTAGAAAAATTAAATCAAAAGAAGCAAGACTTCTATTGACACTGCTGAGTTTAATGGTACGTTTAAAGAGTCAGACATTGCTAAAATGTCAGACAAAGACTTTGAAAAGAATCAAGAAGAAATTACCCTAGCAATGCGTTCAGGGAAATTTATTTACGATATATCAGGCAAAGCCCGATAATAGCTATTGACAAAAGTTCAATAGTCAATATAACTAAGGGATAGTATTAAAGAGCCTCTTAATAGACAACCTCGCATACTATCCTTTTTACTACAGTCTAAACACGTTAATAAGAACTACCTGATTAAGTACAGGCCCAGTAGTCTTAGGGTTGGCCGATCCTATTACACCTGCACCCTAGAAAAAATTCAGCCTCTTGACTAAGATGTTTAGCTTAACCTAAGCCAAACAATTTCAATAGGAGGATTTATCCAATGGCTTTTACAACCTCAACAGGTTATGGCAACTTACCAAATGGTAATTTTAGCCCAGTAATCTATTCAAAAAAAGTACAACTTGCTTTTCGCAAGAGTACAATTGTAGGTGATATTACTAACTCAGATTATTTTGGTGAAATTGCATCGCAAGGCGATACAGTAAAAATCATCAAAGAGCCTGAGATCAGCGTAAGTGAATATGCACGTGGCACAAATGTCACAGCGCAAGATTTGCAGGATGACGATTTTAATCTAGTCATTGACAAAGCTAACTATTTTGCTTTTAAAATGGACGATATTGAAGAAGCTCATTCCCATGTAAACTTCATGGATCTTGCAACTAATCGTGCTGCCTATCGTTTAGCAGACAATCATGACCAAGAAGTTCTTGGATATATGTCTGGTTATAAGCAGTCTTCTTTGCATACTAAAGCTGATACTCTTAACACAACTGTTAATGGTACTAAAGCTGTAAGCTCTGCAGGTGCTAACGAATTGCTTGCTTCTATGCAGCTTCACAAAGGTGACTTTGGAAATATAACTACTGCCTCTGCTGGCACTCACTCAATTCCTGTGACTGCACGTATGCCGGGTGCTACTTCCTTGCCAACAGCTACTGTTTCTCCTGCTATGATTATCTCACGCATGAAGCGTTTGCTTGATCAGCAACAGGTAGACTCACAAGGTCGCTGGCTGGTAGTCGATCCAGTATTTATGGAAATCCTCGCTGATGAAGATTCCCGCTTTATGAATGCTGACTTTGGTGAATCAGGTGGATTGCGTAATGGCTTGTCTATTAACAGCTTCCACGGCTTTCGTGTGTATTCCTCTTCCAATTTGCCAGCACTAGGCACTGGAGCAGGTACAGCAGGTACAGCTAACCAATTGACTAATTGCGGTATTATCGTAGCTGGTCATGATTCTGCTGTAGCAACTGCTGAGCAAATCAACAAGACAGAACAGTACCGTGACCCTGACAGCTTTGCTGACATTGTTCGTGGTATGCATCTATACGGTCGTAAGATTCTTCGTCCAGAAGCAATTGTTACTGCCCGTTATAACGCAGCATAGGGGAGATATAAACTATGGCTACTTTTGATATGACTTCCAGTGTTACTGCTGGTGTTGGGGCAAACGTTCTTGCTGTTCCAACAGTTGTTGGTAATACTGTACGAACCATTGAGGCAATCTTAGATATTGATGCTATGATTGCTGCAGGTGCTACCATTGCTAATGGTGACATTTTCCAACTACTTGAAATCCCCTCTGAATCAGTGATGATTGCTGGTGGAGCGGAAATTATGAAGTCCTTTACTGCAAGTTGTACTTGTAATATTGACTTTGCTGGTGGAGATGACATCATTGACGGTGCTGCACTTGATGCTGCTGCTGGTACATACCTTGTACTTGGTACCAACGGTGAAGCTAACGTTGTAAATACAGGTGCTGCATCTACTTATGCGGCTGCTGCGTTAGCTCTTGTTGCTGCTGCAGATACCATTGATGTTGTTATTGCTGGTGCTGCTGCTGCTACTGGACGCCTTCGTGTCTATGCAGTAATTGCAGATATTTCGGCTGCTCACACTGAGGCTGGTGAAGCCCAACGTGATCTTCTGTAATATAATATATACTTTTGGGGCTGGCTATATGCTGGCCCCTTTAGTGCATCTTGAGGAAACATAATGGCTCTTACATTTCTTTCATTAACCAACGATGTTATTTCCCGTATGAACGAAGTACAACTTACTTCTAGTAATTTTACGGATGCTAGGGGTGTACAGATTCAATGTAAGAATGCTGTTAATGAAGCTATCAGATACATTAATCAGAAAGAGTTTGGTTATCCCTTTAATCATGCTACAGAAACCGCTACATTAGTTCCCGGCACAGTAAGATACACTTTACCTACTAGTGCTAAACACATTGATTACAATACTGCTAGGATTAAAAAGAATACTGATCTTAATGTTTCTGGCACTAACTTAGTTAAACTAGATTACAACGAATACATCAGTAAAGAATTTGCTAACCAAGAAGATGATATTGTTTCAACTACTTTAAATGGCTCACACTCTAGTTCTGTTACGACACTAACCCTTACATCTACTACAGGGTTTGCTGCATCAGGCACAGTACATATTGCTGGTGAGCAAGTTATCTATTCTGCAATATCTGGCAATGACCTCACAGGCTGTACTAGGGGTGCTAGTGGCACTACTGCAGCAACGCATAGTAGTGGGGTAAAGGTAGCTCAGTTTGATAACGGTAGTGTGCCACAGTACATTGTACGCACACTAGATAACAACTACTTGCTATACCCATTTCCTGATAAAGAATACACTCTAACATTTGATTACTTTACATTCCCTGATGACTTAACTGCACATGGAGATGTTACTACTATCCCAGATAGATTTGCTCCTATTGTTATTGATGGAGCCTCTGGGTTTGTTTATCAGTATCGTGGTGAAATGCAACAGTACCAATTAAACTTTACACGGTTTGAGCAAGGCATTAAGAATATGCAGAGCTTGCTTATAAATAAATACGAGTACGTAAGATCAACTGTAGTCTACAGACCTAGTAGATTTAGTGGTGGGGTTTCCTTTTAATGCCTGATAGTTCCCAAGTACAACCAGTAGCATTTAACTGTGAGGGCGGTTTAGTTTTAAATCGTTCTACTTTTCTTATGCAACCGGGAGAGGCACTAGAACTAGAAAACTTTGAACCAGACATTGA